GATGAGCATCAGTAGAACGTTGATACAAGATGTCTAGACGGGCTTGAGCCTGAGCGTTACGCAACGAAGCGCCCTCAAGTTTGTTTTGCCCTCTAGCAGCCAACAGAGCGTTTACTTCAGCTTGCTTCATAGCGACACCGAACTTTTCAATCGGGTCGTATTCACCTCTAAACAACGCTGTCATACCAGTCAACGCTTCAGAAACGTCATAACCATAAGTAGCAGCCAAGTCCGAAGCCAAACCAACCAGATTCTTAGTTTCACCAGCCACAGTAGACATCTCAAAGCCAGACTGCTTTAGAACCGAACCTAGGAACGTAGAAGCCCTAGCAGCTTCAACCTGACTCAAACCAATAGCCTGAGCATCCTTAGCGAACTGCTGCATATCAGGAGTCAAATCACCAAAAACGTTACCCAAACCAACCATGTTACGGTCAAGGTCACGAGCCGCAGTAACAGCATCCTTCACAAAGTTGATAGACCCCACAGTAGCCATAGCCGCACCAGCCGCTAAAGCCACACCCTTTAAGTTCTTGACAACCCCAGCAATAGAAGAAAGACCGCTCTTAGCATCCCTAATACCCTTAGCATCAAAAACCGAAATCAGAGGAACAAATATAGAACCAGCCATCAGCCACGCATCCTTCGGTTAATCTTTCCGTAAGCCCTACCCAAAGCAGCATCCATCTTAGGGATAATCAGTGGAATCGCCTTTTCAGCTGCAGGATAAATCATCTTAGATTTCTTAGTAGACACACCTAACTTCCTGCCCAAAGCAGTAATCATGTGTTCACCCTGACCATTAATACGGTGGTCTCTATAACCACGCTTATTACCGCTATAAGTGTAAATACGGGTGCGAGAATTCTTATTCAGATATTTACGAGAAGTACCAGCCAAGTCAGCCATAACAGTAGCCGCATTATCAATCTTCAAGCGAACAATAGCCGCCTGTGGCTTCCTGTTCCTCACAATGTTTTTGCGAGCTTTACCAGCAGGAATGGTCTGAATACCAACCGAATCAACAGGGCGATTATTGTTCTTGCTATTCGCACCCCAAGTCAAACGACCAGGAACAGCAATAGGAAAGAAACCAGAACGGCTACTCTGACGCTTCTTCACATGCCTACCAGTTGTAGGTGGCTCAGAAGGAATCGCCTTCATTACAGCATTTCTAGCATCTTTAGCAATAAAGCGATACTCTGCTCGTAACTGAGTAACAAGAGTCGGTTGAACACGATTCAACTCACGAATCAACTCTTCATAATTAGTGATGTACATGCCAGCACTATTGCCCTTATTGAACAATACAGCCATAAATCACCACCAATCTCTTATATTCTATCCCCTAGATTGTTGTTGACTTCGCCATACAAGATACCTGCCCATAGTCCACAACATGCGGTCACTACACTCTAAAAGAGCGTTAGGGCTAATACCTGTTTCAACTGCAAGAGAAGCGATATACCAATGTGCGGAACTATCGCCCAGACCGACTATTTTGGGTCTGTTTCACTCGCCTTAATAGAAGCTACATCATCAACCCAAACTTCAAACTCTTTGGTAGTTGACTTAGTGCGAACTTCAGATGACCAAGCTAAAAACAGTAGGTGAGTAAGTTTTACATTCGCTTCTAGCACAGCAACTGACAAGTCAAACTTGGTTTCAAATCTAACTATGTCAGCTGCTGAACAAGAAACTTCTTTTTCTTCACCAGAAACAAATTCAATGCGTAGGTTTATTTTCAATTGTTTTCCTTAGTTATTAGGCTGTTGCACGAGTTACAGTTCCTGATGTCGGCCAGGTAACTGAAAGTGTAGCGATATCCCCGACTGAGGCCGAGAATGGTTGGTACTGGCTGACAAGGCAAATCGCAGTCCACGCAGGGTTGGTGGCAGAAGTTGCAGAGCTTGTCGGGTTTACTACCACAGTAGCGTATGAACCTGCTGTGAATAGTGGTGCTAGAACGGCATCAACCGCACCTGCACCGAAGTCCTGGAAGAAGTTTAGGGTTACAGAGCCTGACCTTAGACCAGCAACTCGTGTTCTCCAACCGCCACCAAAAGCTGTGGTTTCAATTTCATCTAATGAAAGGTCAAGGCTTACGCTCTGGAGAACATTAGAAAATGCTGTTCCGTTGACTGTAATCTTGTGGTCTGTTGCTACATAAACCGCCATTTAATGTTCTCCTAATTTGCTTGAACAGCACAGTCAAACTCTGCTGTTAGATATGTGTTATCACCGATAATTACTGAGCCGTAGTTTCTCATATCAGATACTATCAAATCAAAACAACGACCCGAAAGTGTCCTATCTGATTCTATCGCACTTTTTATACTAGATGCACCTGTTGGTGCGCAGTAAGCATCAAGATTTGTTTGAGCAGTACGCTCAGAAACTCTTGTCACAAACACAGATACAACAAAGTTGTAGGTGCTAAACCCATTCTTGAAAGCCTTGTGATACTCAATGTTCTGTGGAGTAACAATAGCCATAGGTGGGTTTGGGTTATCAGGAACGAAACTAGAAACTCTTAGCCCAACAATGGTGGAAAGGTTTTCAGCTATACCCTCACGCAGCTCAGTCAAACTAGCCATTAGCCCTGATTCCTAATCTTACGGTAACTGTTCAACAACATAGCCACATCAGGGTCAATACGGTTAGACACCCTAAAGAAACCTGTGTCGGGGCTAGAAATAACACCTAGCGGAGAGTCAAGACGTTTGAAGATACGCATAGCCTGAATGATAGTTGCTTGCTTTATCGCAGCAGGAACAGCACTCCAACCCCACACACCAGTAACCTGGACTGTAGCGATGTCCTCTTGACCATAACGACCCTCATAACGGTAACGAGTATTACCGTCAGGGAACTCATAAGTACCTACAGCACGAATACGAGTAATAGGCCACCCAGCCAAACCATCAGCGACACCATTCAACGGTTCAAGCTGATAGTCCACCGCAGACCAAACCTGGTCATAAGTTTTGTTTAACATAGTTGACACAGCACTCTCAGAGATAGACACAGCATCATCAATCGCCACCACGTCATTGTGGTCTGGCACAAACACTCTCACAGCAGTTCCAGCGTTATAGAAATTACGCATAGTGTACTCATCAATCATGCGAGAAGCAGACTCAATCGCCAACTCTAGCAACGAGTCATCCACGCCATCCTGAATACGGGCAGCAGTCTTTACATCATTTAGTGTGGCATAGCCATTTGCAACAGGCACAATAACTCCTAGTCTTTCCTACCAATTTTACCGTCATTTACTATACGGGCTTTCAGGTCAGTAGTGCTGATACCTTGCGTGTAAGGGACATAACATAACTGGATAGCGTGGTCATCCAACCATTCCTGAGTGAACTGCATCTGCTTGTAATAGTCCTTCTTAGCCCAGTCATCACCAATAACCACAAAGTCAGGAATCACGTTTTCTATCGCAGGTTTACTATCAGCCCCACCAACATTCTCTACAACCGAATCCACATACCTACAACCAAGCAAGATTGCTCTGCGCTCTGCATAAGACATGATAGGTGGCTTACCCTTATAGGTGGCTATAAACTCGTCAGTGTTTAGACTAACTACTACACGACCATCAGACCCAGCGATACGCCTACAAGCCTTCAAAAACGTTATATGACCTGAATGTACCAAATCAAAAGTCCCACCTGTATAAACTACTCCCACGAGTTGTCCCGTCTAATCTGTAAAGACCACACACCTTCAGAGAAATCCTCGTCAGCGACCTTCTTAGCAAACAAAGCACCATTACGGCTAAAAGTCACGTTGTTTTGACTGTGAAAGCCACTAGCCAGCGTAGAACTATTGTCGTGTTCTAAAGCTGCGTGAATAAAGTTAGCTTCAAAGCCAGCGTTCAAAATACGTCTCTCATAGTCGTTGTCCTCAAAGTAGATAGGGTGAAAACGCTCATCAAACAAACCCACATCCTTGACAACCTTTTCACCCAACACAAAGCCACTCCACTTAGGGAAAATGCTCAGAAAGTTGATAGTGGTCGTGTCAACCTGCTTACTAATCTTCTCCAACGCCCCAGGCTTCAAAACCGAATCATCATTCAGCAACACCCAATACGGGGCAAACGGAGTTGACTTCACAATCAAGTTCAAACCGCCACCATAACCTAGCCCATGCGGAACTTGAATAAGCCACATCCGCTTAACCAATTCAGGTTTCACAGGCTGATACTCCTGCAACCCCGAATTATCTACAATAACTAAATCCTCAACAGGATAGTCAATACTTGCCAGCAACCTGTCCGCCAAATCAAAGCGTTTCAAGGTTAGAAAGCCTAGAACGGGTATCATGCCAGAAGTTTCTTCAATACTGGTAGCCAATGGTAAGTCCAAACGCTTTCCACGTCAAACTGTTTTACGAAGTCTATGCTTTCTTGTGAGCGTGTGCCACGAAGTTTGTAGGCTTCTTCAAGAGCGTTTACGATACTAGGAATCAACGGTACTTGCCACCAAGCGTTTTGACCTGCATCCCAAGACGGCTGACCGTCAACAAGCCAAGAATCTGTTGACACAAGGTCTGGTGTAGCTGCCCAGTTAGAGCCGATGACTCTTGTCCCACAGGATTGGGCCTCTATAACGGGAACTCCAAATCCTTCCCCATAAGACGGTGCAAGCATCACATCCATAGTCGTATAGAAAGCAGCAAGAGTCTCAGAGTCAATACCATACTTATAGTCAGCCATGTCAGGGAACAAAATCTGTTCAGGTCTAATACCAAGCGACTCACACAACACAAACAGATTCCATCCACCAGCACCACCAAACGGGTCTGTATGCAAATACAGTTTCGCATCAGGCTTATCCTTAGCAAAAATACTGAAAGCCATAATGTTCTCAGCAAACGCCTTACGGTGCAACAAACCACCAGCCTTATTAGCTGCGTTCATACCCACAACAAAATCATCCTTACTCAAACCCATAAACTTACGAGTCTCAACCCCAGCCACCTCATAAGTAGGTTTCATAACCTTAGTATCAACAGCATGAGGAACATACTCACACATCAACCCATTCTGCTCCATCTGACGTTTACCATGCAAACTCATAGCAATAGGAACAACATTAGGTTTCTTCAACCAAGCCAACACAGAAGGCGGAATCGTAACGTGGTCTAACGGAGTCCAAGAAGCAATCTGAGGAATGTTATCCCAAGCTTTACCCTTGAAAACCCAAACGTCATACAAAGTGATAAGCAGGTCTTTCAACTTATCTTTTCTACCCTTGTTTACAATGTTGGCGTGATGAGCGTGATTCATAGGTAACACGTCATTGCTGTAAGGCTCAAAGCCCCTAGCATAATGAGGTATCTCACCAGCAGGAGTCTTGAGAACACTGTTAGTACCCTCTAAACCGAAATTAGATAGCGCAGCAACATCCGCTCCATCACGCTTCAAACGGTCAACAAGATAACCTGTTTGAACACCATAACCAGTAGGAACATACGGGCTGTTAGAAGCAACCGAAACAATACCCTTTAACTTTGACATAGGATTTCCTTTTTTTCGTAGGTAACAATAGACTAGCATAAGAAAACCCCCCTGATGCCTACGCACACCAAGGGGGTTTTCAGTCTAAGCCAAGGTTTAGCTTGCGCCACCCTTGAAGTACTTGACGTGACTTGCGTGAGTTAGGTTACCGTCAACACGCATCTTCACTCTGAATGTTGTTACATCCTGGTTGAAGGCATAGTCAGGTGACTGTGCAATGTCAATACCGCCAGCAACACGAACCTTGTATGAAGGTAAGTGACCGAATAGTACAGACTTAGCACCAGTTCCAACAGCAGCTACAGCAGGGTTCTCGTAGACTGGGAAGCCTAGAACCTGGTCTGGAGCGCCAGCAGTTCCTGGAACGAAGATGTAGTTTCCTGCACCATCCTTCAACTTGCGAAGAACACCAAGTGAAGTAGTTGACATCTGGAATCCAACACCAGGAAGCGCACGAGCAGCTCCATCTAGGTTGTATACAAGGTCAACTAGGTTGTCGTAAGTAAACGCACCTGAAACTCCAGTTCCACCTGTTACAGCAGAACCAGCCTGAGTTGATAGACCAAACGGCTGGACAGTTCCTGTACCAACAGTTAGGGCATTGTTTACTGCATAACCAATTTCGTTACCTGCTTGCTCTGCAATTAGAGAAGTTAGGTCGAATCCAGCATCTGCAATCAGTTCGTTCGCCACGCCAACCAAGAAGCTGTACTTGTATGCTCCAAGGGTGATGCTTGAGAATGTTGGGTCGCTTGCACCAATAGCAGCAGTCGCAGTAGCGATAGCAGCAGTTGAACGAGCGGTAAGGGTTGGAATAGTTAGGTTCTCACCAGATGTAGTGTTGAAAATCTGGCTTGTCTGCAACATAGGGCCAACAAGTCTTGCAACCTGGAAAACCTGGTCATAGAAAGACTGTGGAACTGTGTTGCTTGAACCAACCAAAAGACGCTTCTCAGCCTTGTTGAACTCGTGTCCTCTGCGCTCGCCCATAGCGATTGCACGAAGGATGTCAGCATCAGTTGAACGAGTGTCGTTTGATGGTGTGAAAGAAGAAGCGGCCTCAGCTGCTCTCTCTTCACGTTCTGCGGTT